AACAGTGTACCACAATGATGAAGCACTACATAAATAATAGAGATTGTCCATTTGTACAGATATACCTACTAAGATAGAAATACCAGCGTTCATTACTAAGTTAGGCATTGCTGTCGAAAAACTACCACTACTAGGAGCAACCTCAAAATGACTATCATTTACATCTCCTACAATATTGAAATATCCGGGATAGTTACCACCTCCTTGTTCGGTATTACCTCTTTTGAAAGTACAACCGTATATTTTACTATTATTACCCAACGTACATATACTACTATTACCCCTTCCGTGTATTATAAACGTTGAACCATCATATCCTCTTGTACCGTCTTTGATACCACTTGTCAAATACTCAAAATCCCATGCACCAACAGTAGCATTTGATTGACAATCCATTCCTAACTCAATAACCTCTGAAAAGGACTCTAATCTACCATTAACATTTATAGCTATTTTTGTAAAATCAAATGAACCACTTACCGTTTGACTTAATGATACGTAAGGATAGTTCGCTAACATCCAATCAAAAACAGTTTGGAATGTTGCTACAGGTGTTGTTTCTCCACCTGAGACTGTTACTCTACCATCACTAATCTTAGGTCTTGTATTTTGATTAGCTCCACCTTCTGTTATATTCGTCACTGCTGAAATTCTACACCTAATCCAACCTCTATCAAGTCCATTTATGGTAACGAAATGAGGTTTCCACTGTAAAGGAAACTTTACTCTGTTAGAACCTAATGTTGTAAAACCGTTAGTATCATCTTCCAAATCCTCAACGTCAACCCAACCACCAGCCAATGTATAGTATTCCCATTTGAGTGTTATAGAATCAGCAACTATAGCTGTTCCAACATCAAACGTAAAGTCTGAGAACTGAACACTATTATTACCTTTGCTAAAATAAATAGCATCATCTACTACTGCTGAGTCGTCAAAGTAATCGAATGCAGTAGAAGCAGCTATATTAGCAGAAAAAACAGTTCCACCACTGGTAGCCCTGTATACTTCTTGACAGTTTGCCTGTGCAGTATTGTAAGTGTAACTAATTGCCATTATCCAAGTTCAGTTAATTGTCGTCTTAGATCATCTAACTCTATTTGACTACCATCATAAGGATGTGTAGCCTTACCATGTTCTAAATATTCTTCGTCAGTAGGTTCAGGAATAGATTCAAGTTCAACTATTTTGTCTTCAATCTCCTTTATTTTTTCAACCGTAGTCTTTATCTTCTTGAACATATATCCTTCAGGAAGTTCGTATACATTACCTTCAATGTCTTCTTGTTTGATTTTTATCTTATCAGTCATCTTATATCTTTTTTAATGTGTTTTAAGCTCGAAAGAAGCCCATACAGCAGTTTAAATTCTTTTGTAGGACTTCCGTCGTATAATATCTGATCTCTCTCCTATGGAGCTAAAAAGCAGCTCTATGGTATTACAACTGATCCCTCAGCTACAATTTCTAATTTAGTCAATCCGGTTAAGTTATCCTGAACAATAAGTTCCAAATCTTGATCTATATGGAGCCTCTGTACTGCACCCATTTTACTCTGTCCAGCAAATGTCAACCTCCCGATAAACCCATCAGTACCCTGCTTAACATCAAACACTTGAAGGTCATACATTATACCAGATAATTCCCCGGTAGTTTTTGTATTGAAGATGTTATGTGTTTCCTCGTTCCTATTTCTGAGTGTTATACCGTTTGTCAAGGCGGCAATATCTCCGAATAGATCATAGTCAGTTGCAGTAGCAGTAATACATTGAATTATAATTCTTGTTATATCTACCGATAATTCTAGTCCGGGTGGTGGCTCTGCTCCTGCGTTATTTCTTATTCCGAATAGAACTGGTGTTACAGCACCATTAACAGCCATGTTCGTATCACCTATATCAAGATATGATCCGGTTGGATAAGCAAAGTCAATTGGTCTATCAACTGTTACATTAAGAGAGGCTACACTTACAACTTCAAAATTAGTAAATCTAACAGAAGCAGGATCAAAAATCGCTAAGAATTTTCCAGCAGAAATACCAGTTACACTTGCCACTGGAAGCACATAACCACCTATAGCTACTGGTGCTGTTGTTGTTGTCGTTTCCTCAAGTACACTGAATTTGGTAACTACAATAGGACTAACCTGATCCTGAATCGTTACAGGCATAGACCCATTAGGTTCTAATGTTAAAGCGTTTCCATATCTGTCAACTATGTCCATACTACCTTCTACTTGTATAGCTCCTTCTCCTGTATGTTTGTCTTTCCAAAAACCTGCTTGTTGAATAGCACCTGTATCAAATTCTTTGTTGGCTGTCCATCCCATGTTATTTATTTTTTACCAAGTTATCTTACTACCGTTTGTAATAATATTGTCCAACACAACTAATTGTGTAAGGAGTTCTTCAGTCTGAGCTGTATATGCACCGTTTTCTATTCCGGATAAGTACGCTCCACAAAGATCAGCCTCGTTGATTTCAGGACTTGGACATCCATCGCTACACATATACAGAGTAGATACTGCTCGTAGCTTCTCATACGTTGCTACTTTTACCTGTCCGTAGACAAGAATGGTAGTAACAAGAGTGTCAGTCTTGGTATTTGTAACACCATCTCCGCTATACGTGACAGTGTAAGTAATAGCATAGAGTCCGTCTACTAATAGACTATCAGCAGTATCTCCTAAGAGTGCTGCTGTAATAGTGAACACCAAATCGCTTTGAGCAGCAAATGGTCCAAATTCACTTAGAAGGTCTACTTGATCTTTAACGGTTGCTGTTTCATCTACTCCTGTAATTGTAGTATCAAGAGTTAGTGTATCTATCTCAGCGAAGGTAGGAGTTACGGGAGACAGTTCATCTCCTGATCCAAGCGTAGTAGTTCCGTTTCCTACGAAGCGTGTACCGACGTTGTTGTCCGGAGCACCATAGGTTGTGAAGTCTATAGTAGACTGAGTGACAATCTCATAGAAATCACCGTCTACCATATCATCTGTTTCAACCAGATTTGTAGTAGTGCTGTTCCAGTTAGTAGTTGTATCAGTTAAGACAATTGCTTTGTTATCATTTTGTTGCTGATACGTTAAGGCTAATGTAAGGTCCATATTTTATCTTTTAAAAAGTGTGTTTAAGTTTATACCGAATTTTATCCCATATACATTGTCTTCTCCATATCTTCTATACTGTAAACCGTATATGTAATCCTTTTTTACACGATCATAGTCTACCCCAAAGATAAACAATTTATCGTTACCTCCCGCAGTTAAAGAGAGATAATTTCCTGTAACAGGTACAGGTTTATCAATATATGCGATTACAGGATAAGGTACTTTCTTCTCAATGGTTGTTGTAATCTTCTTTATAACAGGTTTGTAACTCCATTGAATGTTGTCTACTACGAACCCTCTTACCTTGAATTTCACCCATGCATTTATTTCTCCGTCTACTTGCAAGGTATCATTGTACACTTGGACAGACGAATCAGCAGGATCGGGTTGTGGAACAGGCGTAGTTTCTACATACACAGTTTCAGTCTCATAGACGATGCTATCAACTTTTACTGTATCAGGTGGTAAATTTGCTATTATCTCTAGCGAGTCAGCAAGTGCTATATACGCATTAAGCGAATCAACTGTTGATTGTGGTACGAGAACCATTCCTTCCGGAACTGGTTTGAATTTATAGGTTAGGAATCCTCCAAGGAAGAGTCCTACGATTAGGATTAATATTGCTCCTAGTGCATTACGTTTTTTCATTGACTTCTATCTCCTTCTGTTTTGCCTTAGTATATCCCACACCTGTAAGAATACCAGCAATACCAAGAGCGAAGACACCCATTGAAGCCCATTCCGGACTACCTCCTTTTACAGCAGATAGAACGATGAAAGCTGCAACAGCTAACATAAGTACAAATGCTCCAACAGCAGCAAGTATAAGACTAAATCTCATGCTACTTACTCCGTTTCCGTTTTCTAATAATTTTTTTATCATGGCTTGTATAATTCTACGTGTGGACGATCATATAATGTATTGTCTGCAAGGTCTCCATCTTTGTCCCAATTACCTCCCCAACGAAGTTTGTGTTGGATCATTCCTTCAGAATAGAGGTATTCGGCAATCATGATCAGACTTGCTCCAATATAAGTGAGATGCACAGCATCCCAAGTAAGTTGTGGTTTGCCGGGAACAAATGCTTTGAAGTCAAATGCAAGAGATGGTTCATAATTATGCATCCCTTTGGTATTAATACCGTCGATATTGGTCCACTTCGCTTTTGGGTTAACAAGAACCCATTTGTTGCCAACAAGTTTTCTTCCTTTTTTAAAGTATTCGAATTGCTTCGATATTGGTCTGTGTCCTTCGTTAATTCCGAAGTCAACAGCACAGTACTTCAAACCCCAACTCGCAATCATTTGCAAGTCAGGGTGTAAAGTATCGTATTGTGTTTTTGATTTTTTTCCTAAAATATGGTTGTACATTATTATTGAGAATTGAGAATGTGTTGTTCTATCCTAATAACTGTTCCTTTTACGTCATCAAGTGTAGTCTGTATGCCATCAACACGCTCGTCGCTTGCTTTCTTTTCATTGAGTTCTAACACCTCTTCATGGAGGTGGTCTAAGCGTGTCTCACTTCTTGCACTAACACTGCTGATGCCTATTGCATAGCCTACTATAGCTATTACCAGTGGTATGACTATGCTTAATAGCCATGCTGGTATCTTAACGTCTTTTCTATCTATAGTCATTATCTAAGAGAGTATGTGTATGTGGTTAAAAAAAAGGGAACATGGGCTACCATGCTCCCTTTTGATAAGGTATTGATTATAACGATTATGTCAATAGTGCTTGAAGAACTACCGCACCGGGAGTTGCCCAGTTTGTTACGATAATTTTATCAAGAGCCACAATAACACCTGAATCTGCGTCTTCCAGTACAGAGTTTGGACCTCCACCTGAAGATGCGATTTGAATAGTCTTAGGAGACTTAACAACGCTTCCTAATCCAGTAGTAATTTCATCCCAATACTCAATTATAACTATGTCATAAAGAATACCAGCGACTACTTGTGCTCTGTCAATAACACCTGCTTCAACGAATGAACGGTATACGTTATTATCAGCTTGGAGTTCCTTCTCAAGTTTTGCAACTTGTTGGGCAGTTCCAACACCCGGATAAGGTGCTACAGACTCAATGACTGTAGTTGTTTGGTTATCACCAAAATCAAGATTGGTTTTCCACGCTACAACTGCTGAGTCGAAGAAACCTGTTTTGAATCCACGATCAATTCCTGTCAGTTTGACACCTGAATCTGCTGCTGCCGATGTTGCTGCCAATATACGACCTACAGTAGTATCTGCACCTGAAACAGTTGCGTCATTGAAAGCTCTGTCAATTATTAGTGTATTTGCTGTTGTATCAATAGATACAATCTTATAAAGAGATTGAGTGACCCCTACTCCTGCACTAATATATTCTCCAACCTGTAAAACAGCATTGGTTGTTGCATCATCAATATCGGTTCCCGCTGTTACAGTTTTGCTACCTTTTGTAAACACAACTGTTCCAACACCTGTTCCAAGAGCTAATCTTGCACCGCTATTAGTTCTACCAAAACGAATTTCTTCTTCTGGTTCACGACTAAAGTTAGCAATTAAGCTATCATAAAGTCCAGTAGCTACTGTTTCTTGTAGATAAGAAGCTGCTGCGGTATTAGACTTGTAGAATCCTTCTTTGATTTTTTGTTGCATGAAATCAGAGATAGTTGCTCCCTGTACATACAATCTGACAGTATAGATATTACTAGCAATCGCATCAAGAGCACCAGTAGTACCGTTACTTCCAATATAATCAACTTGCTGAACTTCAGCACTTTGATTTCCTACCGAATACGATTTAATCTGTCCTTGTCTAAGAAGAGGAGATTCGAATAACACTGTACCCGCTCTTCCTACAATCTTGAACTGTTGAGTTGGAAAGTCAGCAGCTACTAGGTTGTCTGAAGATGTTAGTACAACATTTTTGTGATCACAAACTACAATTTCTCCGTCTGTTAGATCAGAATAAGTTGTAATAGTATCACCTTCAATAGCGGCAGTGTTTGTACCATCTACTGCTACGAATAATTGGGTTACGTCTTTAATTGTTTCCATTGTTTTAAAATATTAAGTTAAAAAATACTATTGTCGTTCTTTTGCAGAACTTATTTGAAATCCTTTTTCATCCTGAAGTGCTGCGTATGCAAGTTTAACTGCTTTGTCAACAATATCTCGATGTGTTATTTTGTTAAGTTCACAATCTTGGTTAGTAGCAGTAAATCCGCTTAATGCTACTCCGTCGATTGATCCGTCTCCTGCTACATAAGCCGCATCCAATATAATAATTGGTGCTGGTTTTCTGTAGTAATGTATTTGTACGCTTGTTAGAACTTCATTAGCTTCAATGACATATGCCACTTTACTTTTCCATCCTGAATCATCCTCTCCGTAATCTAGTCTCCACACGAGTTCGTATGAAGGTTCCTTATGAGGATTATTGATATTCAGATGATAATAATCATCATCAATCGGTTTAACTCGAACATCCGTAAACACTTGTCCTGTATAAAAGTGACTTGCTGAGGGTGTCAGAGTCGCACGTTCGTTAACTATACCAAACGCAGTTGTTGGTAAATCTGCCCAAAATGAGTTGGTATACGGACCAGCAGCCATTGCTGCTGCAAGTATTTCAACGTTAGTTTTCAATACATCAAGAACTCTTTTGTTTAACTCGCTAGAAGAACTACCCCTCTGCATTTCGAGTACAAGGTCTTCCTGAGCTTGTGTCAGGAAGGTTGACTTCTCTTTTGGTTTGTAACCAGGATTGTCGAAGTTGGTTATTTTATCATAACCAACGTCGAACTCATATCCCATTTCTGTTGCTGTCATTATTTATTCAAGTCTATTTGATTCTTTAATGTCAAATATTCATTTTGATGTCTGTCATCTTTGTACCACTGGATTGCCTGTTTCAGACCATTCCCTACTGGAATACCATCAACAGTTTCAATCTTACTACCACCGACCATTACTAATGCTCCAATCTTTAACCTCTATGTTACTAGAAGTTTATAGTCATAGTTCTTAGCATCGTCAACAATCTTGACAAATCCATCAAGGTCTTTATCAATAATATCTTGCAGTTCTGAAAGATAGGTACTCTTGTTCCAACTTTCTGAAGGACGTTTGCTGTGCCCATTCTCTAAATGATAGATCGTTAGGAAATCAAACATAGATTCTTCTGAACTGTTGATCTTACCAACATACTTATAGACTTTCTGCATCTGGTCAGAACGTTTAACCTTATCTTGGTTCTGCTGACCTTCGTGTACAAGTGCTATTCTATATGTTCCACTTTCTGTCCTAGCTTGCCAACTTGGTGCTACCATGCCACCAGCAGGACTAGTGTTTGTCATTAGAACCTTGTACTGTAGATACTGAAGTGGGTGACTTAAATCTAATGACATTAGAATAGTCTTTTCTGTGATAATGTCATCACTCTTTCTAATTGCCACTCTAAAATCTTCCCAATAGTTATCTTTCTTCTTATAAGGATTAAGATCGCCTACTTGTAAATCAAGACCTGCGTGTATTTCAAAGTACTCTTGTTCCTCTTTTGTAAGAGGGTTTTTCAGCCTTCCTGTATTTCCGTCAATTGGAACCTGAAGTCCCAAAACTGTATGGTCATACATGAAAGAACCACTGTGTCCATCGGGAAGCCATTTCCCTGCTCGAAGGATAGGCTTCACGTGGACTTTAGTGTTAGGTAACGTGAACGCTTTTACTGTTTCCGTCGCTACTTCTTCAGCAGCTATCTTTTGTGTCTTTGCAGTCTTCTCATTACCTGCTTCAACAACTACATCTTCTTCATTTTTCTTCTTAGCCATTTTCTTCTTTTTTTAGTTATTAAAGTATAATTGGTTTGTATGTTGCAGTCCTAGTTGGATCGTAAACGATACTTCCACCTGTATAAGCTCTGTGCTCAGTCCAAGCGTCTTTAGGATTACTCATAATTCTCTGAGCTTGTCCGATTGTGAAAGGATCACGAAGACCAGCTTCATAACCTCTAATATCACCGAACTTAGCAAGAGCTACTTTTTGAACGTTTGGTCTTCCGTCAGAAGTACCCATGTTCATGATGTCATACACGTATGACTCAGCTAGTCCTTGTTTTCCAGTGTAATAAACTTTGTTCCTTGCGAAATCGTCTTTCAGAGCATCGTGAACGATGTTAACTTTAATTCCGTTTGGTCCAATGTACTCTAAGAACTGACCTCTGAATCCCATTGCGTTACCAGCACCACTGAAGATACGATGGTTATCACGTGCGGGAGTATAAAGAGCAGTATAACTCTCAAGAGCTTCGTGGAATTGATACATTCCCCACTCACCAGTAAGTACAGTTACTTCACGCTGTCCCATAACAACCTTACCAACGGTCAGGTCAAGAAGCATTTCAGTAAATTTCTTAATGTCGAATGAATTGTATGTATTGTAGTTAGCAGCTTCCATTTGTTGCTTAATACCAGCACCCATCTGAAGCACCCTACCTGATTTACCTTTTTGCATGTATGTTCCTTCAGCAGTCTTGTTTGAAGTAGCATATACAAGCATGTGGTTAATCTCGTCTTGATATTGCATTTCTAGCTCGTATGAACGATAGTCCATCCAAGTAGTCATTAGTTTTTTCGTTAGAGGATCAACCCAAGAGAACTTAACTGGTCTTTCGATCATGTTACCCGGAATTGTATCTTCCATACGAATCATAGTCATGGCGTTCATCATCTTATACGGGAACGTATAGTGAACTCCACCACCTTTAACAGAAAGTTCTTTCTCAACTGGTGAGAAGTCCTTACTGAAACGTTTTCCAGCTACTATTTCCTCGTAAGGAATAAATAGTGCAGGATCGCCTGTTAATAGGCGTACTCTGTATCTCCATAATCCACCCACGTTTGAAGGGTCTTCAAGAACTTGGATAGGATATACTTCATTACGCTCACCTACAATAACGTTTACGTCAGTGAAATAAGCCTCATGGAAGTATAGGAAAAATTCAGAATAATTGAGACCAGCTCTAGCAGCAGATGTTATATCTGTTCCGAGAACTACCTCAGCTTTTGCTAGAGGAACATTTTTCTTACCGTTAGTGGTAATGTCCCATGTGAAATCGTCATCAGTCGCAAACGTCTTAGTTGGAAACTGGTTTAGATAAGCATTTACAGTAGCACCAAGATTCGCTTGATGAATCATTGTTGCAACTTTAGACGCTTGTTGAGGCTCGATACCAAACCTGTGCCCTAAGTGAGACTTAGTTACCAGACCTGTTAAATCCTCTGATTCATAAAGTTGAAATGGTGAAATTTTCATTGTTTTACCGTTTTAAAAGGGTTTATATATTATATTTATTTACTACTATTATTATTTTCCGATTCTACCGAAAGCTGCATCGAACTCACTATCTTCAGCTTCTTTCGATTGAAGCACTTTAGTTGTTCCTGTAACTTGTTTTTCTTTCGATTCAAAGATGCCTCTCATTTTATCTACTGTTTCATTCTTTGCAGTCTTTGTAATCTTGCTAAAATCAGGTTTCATCTGTCCGTTCTCGTCGATGTTAAAGAGTCCAAGCTGGTGATAATAATGTATCATTAAATCAAACGCTTGAGGATTCTTGTGCTTTGTTGCCATTACAGGATTCATTGGTCTCCCATTTTCATCATTTGCAATAGGAACTGTCATAGACTTCATAAGGTTAGCACGAGTAGGCTTGGTTAGCTTAATACCCGGAATGATCTCAGGAGTCTGATCTACAAACTGCTTCATCCTTGCAACACCTTGTCGAACCCTATCTTGACGAGATTTATCGTCAGCAGCAGCACTTTCTTCCATCTCAGTTATATCACCTTTGAATTTCTTAGGTAATACAGCAAGAACTTTTTCGGCTCTAGCTTCCAATTGTTCCAGAGCTTTGTAACCTTCGATTTCATCGGCTATTTCTTCCTTATCGAAACCTTTGATTTCCAGTCCTTTACTAATAATGTCTATTTGAAGCTTTTCGTTATCTTTAAGATCAGCAACTTTAATAGCTGTGTACTTATCGAAATCGTGTTTAGCTTTCCCATATTTGTCTATAGGAATACCTTTTTCTTTAGCTTCATAGAGTGCTCGGTCTTGATCAGTTAACGATTCTTTATAATCGTCTATACCGTCGTTAATTCTCTGTTGTACTGAAATATCAGAGAGTTCTCTAAGGGCAGCAGCCTCATTTCCTTCATTCCTTTCTAGTAATACCTTCCAATCGTCTTCACTAAAATCAAGAAAGACCCCCTCGTCGGCTCTGTCTCGTGCGAAGGCTAAGTATTGCGAAGAAGAAGGAGAAGAGTCGCCTGATCCGTCACCGGACGAGAGGGCTTTTTCTTTTTCTGTTTTAGCTTTTTCAGTCTTGTCAATATTTTCGTCATCCTCTTCGGTCTTTTTTTTCTGACCAGCAGCAATGGTTGCTTGGAGAGCTTCATCAATTTCAATTGTACCGTCCTCGTGTTCTTTGAACGCTGAAGGAGTCTCTTTTTCTTTCTCCTTTTCTTTCTCAGCATCTTCGACGACAGGAGCAACAACCGTTGTTGCATCTTCTGTTGTGTCTGAAATTTCGATTAAACCGTCTCCAAGGTTCATCTCGAATAATTCATCCTTCTTTTCAATAGCCATGTTCTCTTCTTTTTTTATAAAGTTAATATTACTTATAATCTAATACTAATTATTAGATGTATGTTTATGTCTGGTATAGCCATTACTACTTCTTCGGAGCAGGTTTTTGACTAGCTTTCTTTCGATCAGTGATCTCAGTCTGCTTATTATGACGTACCGTTTCTTTTAAATCCTTGTTCTTCAGCTCGTAATCCTTAGCAACTTTCTCTTGATCTAATTTCAATTTTTGAATAGCAAGAATTCGTTCCATCGAAGTATCTCCAACCTGACCTCCTTCTTCCTTTATCTCAGCAACAGCAAGACTAGTTTCAGACTTAAGAATTTCAATTTGGAACTTGTTCTCTCTCTCAGCTTGTTTATCATCTAAAGCAAGTTGAGCTTGTTGTTCTTGAGATTGAATTTGTTGTTGAGCCTGTTGCTGTTGAGCCTTTTCAGTATCAGCTTCATACTTCTCAATCTTACGTCTCATAGAACTCATAGAGTCAGACAGATATATATCCATCAGACCACTAAAGTTAATCTTGTCGTTCTGTAGACCAGCCTGAGCAAGTTGCTTCATAGCGTTAACTAATTCAGCATCGTTAGTTGAATTACTAATCATGATACCATAGTCAGCGTCGTTGAACTGTTGACCGTCGATCTCTGTGATAATAGAACCCATTTCATCTGAGATGTACTGAAGCTTCTCGTGATCCTTGTTCCTCCATGCATACTTCGCAGTCTCAAGTAAAACTGCAAGAACACGCATCTTAGTATTGTCGTGCATCATGAACCACTTCTCTGTAATGTGAGACGACTGACTTACAGCACGTTCTATACCACCTACAGTTTCACGATTCTCAATCTGTCCCTGACGTTGCTGGTTTACACCAGCGATCTCACCAAGCTCACGCTTGATAAAGTCCAGCATCATTACGTGCTGTTGAATATAGCTACCCATTTCAAGGTCAAGTACTTTCGAGTTCTGATTCATCTGACCAGCAAGTTTTCCTGTAGCGGAACCTTTGTTGCTCTCCTTGAACGGGTCTTCTACAGCCCATCCCATGATCTCGGCATAATACATCCATTTATCCATTTCCCAACCTTCCGGAATACGAGATACGTCCATCACAGAAATCTTACCTTTGCTCTTAGCAAATGCAAGTTCTGTTCTGTACATAAATACATTATATAGGTATTGGTAAGGCTTCATTCTGTCCATGAGAGAACGAGACTGTGATGTATTAGTATTGTAAATGGTTCCTACATAACCTGATCCTCCTATGGACTTGTTGCCCATACTACGGAACTGAATAGGTCTTGGACCCCACTTAACATAAATATCTTCTGCAATACGAGTACCTTCCCACCATTCATTGATCCAGAACCAGTCGATCTTCTCTCCTAGTTCCTCTTTAGCTTTGTAGTTCTCGTCTACTAATTCTTTTTGAAGTTCGCCTTCTTCATCATACCAGCTCTTCTCTCCTACTTTCCTCATACTCACCCATACAACCCTTACCACACGTACTTCACCATCATCACTGTAAGCAGCAACATTGTGCTGATTGTAATCACCAAGGTCGATTAAAGAGTATTCCCACTCGTTTACATCAGCATCAGTATTACTTGCGTTAGTAATACCAATAGGATTTTGAACCGGACGGTTCGGATAGTATTTAATAATATCTTTATCACTTGATCCACCAGACATATAACCTTTCTCAATAGCGTCTATTTGAGCAGGTTTCAGATGGTCATAATAATTATCAATAACCCATCTAATAGGTTGATAGGTATCTTCTATTATAATATCTGCATCTTCAACCTGATAACTCGCACCAGTACGAATCACCGTAAGAGAGAGAGGGTCGCATTTCCTTACAACTGGTTCTCCTCCCACTACGTCTACATTGTAGACTTCTATTCCTGCAACAAGTGCATCCTCGAAACCTCTGTTGAACTTCGTCTTCAGGTCTTGTTCTTTCCATAAATACTGTAAATACTGAGTAGCCCTACGCTCACGCAAGTCTTGAACTTCATATTTGCTCCACTTCTCAAGTTTCGCAATTTCTTCAGCTAGTTTTTCTTCGTCGTAATTTTCATCTTCGATAGCAGTCATAAGAAGCTGATTAATCACATTTTTATGATCCTCTTCTTTCTGAGAAACTGCATCTGAGTTAACGACCATAACTCTCCAATCGAAACGTCTCTTAGACTCCTCTCCTATAAGGAGATCAATCTTTGGATTCGCTATTGGATAGTTCTGCATCTTAGCAGGAAAGCTTGCTCCTTTGATTCCCCAAGGATTAACTGCCTGTTCCATATCCTTTTCGTCAAGGATGTCAGCACGTAGATTGTAATTGATTTGTATATCTCTCTTAGTTTGAAGGAGATCACTATCCCCATTATAACTCATATCAAGAGAAGATTCTATACAGTCAACAACAAAAGATTTTTTCTTTCGGGATGTTAGTTTCTTTTGATAAGGGAAATGGGCTGTTCGTTTACTTGTACTTCCTACACTCATATTTTTTAACTTTGCAAAGTTTCCTTAAAATTATTCATTTTTTTCGTCATTAACCCTAATAAAGTCCATCATTGTTTTGTTGCTATAGCCTTTAGTTCCCCCAAAGTGCCTGTCAAAAAACGGATCACCTGCTACAGTAGCACTTTGTTTCTCTCTCAGATGCGTTTTGAATTGCAGTCGATCTTCTCGATATATCATCAGCATAATAAGAGCTGATATATCATCGAAGTTATCTTCTGCATTCCAAGCAATAGTTTCATGTAAAAGAGGCACTGATCTGATTTTGTCAAGATTCGTTATTTCTGATGGTACTAGATTACCGTTTTCATCTTCTATTTCTTCTCCGTAAGCAGGTGTTGTCATCCATTCTACAGATCGTTGTAGACCGTATAGAATAGTACCTCCTGCTGCATAGGTTCCTTTAGAATTGTTACCAAATGTATTAGCCTTGCTAATTCCTTTGTCTTTCAGGATTTCTGGTTCATCACATAACAGATGTAACTGCCCCTTATTATATAGGTATCCATAAAGACCTTTTTTGTTACGCTCATAATTACCTACAGCGTTGTAGTATTTCAAGATTCTTCTCACGGTCTCGAAAAACTGGTCGGCAGTAGCAGGTCGTCCTTTGTAATGACAAACGATTCTGTCAGTAAGTAAATCCAACACTAAGATAGAACCAACTGAGTTCGTCGTTGATTCATCATCGTCGTAGGGGTCAATCCCTGCAATGTATCGTCCATATGGTACACTACCAGTACCGTCCTTTTGAGGCTGCTCGTATATCTCAATGAGTCCGGGTTTGTTATTATCCTTGATTGGGAAGTCATGAAGAGCTATTCCTGTCGTATTATATTGGAAGTCAATACGTTGACGTTCTGGATTAACAACCAGATCAGCTTTATATATACTGTCAATGTATTTCATCTTGTTCGTCATGATATGTCCAAGCCTTGCTGACGCTCGTATTGTGTCGAACATAGTACCCTGTACACGTAGAAACGCTTCTC